CCAGATACCCTAGAGTGTAATGGATTGAGCTAAACCACTGCCTTGACGGTTTACCGCCTGTGGGAAGCACCTCCCATCCGAGTAAGAAATCCGAGTTAAGGTTATCGTTAATATCGTCACTTTGTACGGAGTCTCCAAATACGGTGCGCTCTGTACCCGTTGAATCTGCTGCGAAAGGTTTTACGTTACCTGAAAATCTATCAAACATTTTTCACCTCATATAATTAATTCTGCGAATGCTCCACCAACCGTGCTATCAAAAACATCTCCGAAGCCTAAAGCATTAGGATCATCGGAAAACCCAAACGAGTCATAGTCTGCGGATATGACAAATTTATAATAGACGCCTTGCGGGCGGGGTAACAAGTCCAACTCTCTAACGATGGCTAAAAGCTCAATGTCTACACCCAGCCCAATATAAAGTGTCAAGCTCATGTCTTGATTGTCTATGACATAGGCTCCATCACCAAATACACTGCGTACTACATCCTGTATCGTTATCCTCTCGTCTGATACCAAATATGCTGATGCAACGTTTTTGGCTATCTTAGCTTTGATCAAAAAACGATATGTTGCATCGTCTAGCTGCTGGGGGGTGTAGTCCGATTCAAACAAATCCTTGAACGGAGCGGACACAACCGCATCGTTAAACAGATCTGAGAAACCACGAGCGGTACTATCGCCATCAAAGCCAAAAAGTATCTTAGGGTATACGTTATCAACAATACGAGATATACCAACAATTTTGCCTATGATATCCAGCTGATCACCAACAGCTATATCCACATCGAAAGCATCAAAAAAGCTGTCATATAGGGTGAATATTCGGCTAAAGTGTGAGGACATAGCCTCAACCTCTGCCCGTGCTTTTGGTTTGTTGTAATATTGCAGTATTAACAACTTGCTGTATTCGTCTATAAACTCTTGATCTATAGCCATTTTAAGCCTCTTCGGTTATATCTACATTTGCTACATCGATAACAAAACGCTCCTTGTAGCCCGACTGCAACGCTTCATCTGTATAAGTTATATCATCGTCAGAAATAAGCAAGTCTGTTGCTACAAAGTTAGTTCCCGCTGTGTATACTGTAGCGTATAGTTCTGATGCTGTGACAGTGCCGTTTATGGCAAATATCAACTCAGATAACTTTTCCTTAATCAGATCATCGTCTATAGTGCCAGCTCCAGAGCGTTTCTTAACAGTCAATGATACATACAGGTCTTTGTCATCTGGTCTATCATACTTCATGACGTGGGGCATTATAACAGTAACCCCGCTGTCAAGTATGATTTCTTCGTTATACGTGCCCGATTCATCGCCCTTTATCGCAGTGCCTGCTGTTTTTCGAAGTGCGATAGTCTCTATTATATCAGCCGACGAACCACCGGATATGACCACCCATATTGAGTGAGCCACCATGTCACGGGTTGCATCGTATGAGTCGGTAAAATTTTCGTATACCTGTAAATCATCAACACCGTCAAGGTTAGCCAGCCTAGCATATAGCGCACCTACTGTACTGTAGGCAGGATTTTCAAGAGATTTGTTACGCCTGATTCTAAGACCTTCGTCTGTCTCTTCGTCTACGCCAGCAACAGCAGCATCCGGGTTAGTTATAGACACGACACCTAGTATTGACGTTACAGGCTCCGTGATGATGCCTGCGTCAGCCCCATAGTCACCATAAAACTCAGCATAAAATGTGATGTCCGTATTAGTGCCCACTGTCAATACGTTATCCTCGGTAGTAACCCACTGGTTATTATTCGTGTCTTTAACGATATATCCAGACGGCAATGTTACGTTACGATCTGCCACTATCGTCATAGCAACGCTTGACCTTGTAGCAGGGTTGCGGTCTATACCTGCGATCTTGCATATCTTGTTCAATACCTCACCCTCGGCAAAATCAGGGTCAAACTGCGCATATAGATTTAGTGCAAATTGCTGTAAATCAGATGATAATTTAGCCATGATGCCGAGACGTTGCCCGTCTGGTGTGTTTTGGGACAGATCAATATCCTCGCCATAAATTGCCTGAAACTCTGCCTCAAAATCCTCTAATATTTCAGCGAGAGTTTGAATCTGTACGCCTTCACTTGTTAATTCTGGATTCATATGTCTAACGTCCTCAAGAACTCTACGTTGTAGATATCCTCATATCGTATTTGTATTGTCGCTTGTCTATCTCGTATGCTGAGTATCTCAACACTTATTACGTTTTTAACTCCTACGGTGCTCTCTGCTACTCGTGTAACCTCGCTTACTATTGCATCATCGTTGCTTTTTATGCCCAGCAGATTAAACCAATCAATGTTCGCCTGCGTGTCCAGAAACCAGTCGAACTTAAATGATTTCAGTCTGGTATCAAGGTTTTGCGCTATCTCAGCCGAACGGGTAAGCAATTCAGATCTGCTTCGTCCGAATGTCCAGTCTCCGTTCTCTGTTAATGCTCGTACAGACATGTTACCTCCTAACCAACATTTGTTATTATGCCGTTTTGCACTGTTACCGTGCGCTCATCGCCTGTTTCAAAAGTGCCCGACCACCCATCAGTTCCATTAATGTTGAAACCTGAATCAGTCTGTATTTTACCGCCTGATGTGATACTGCCTGTTGTTGTGATGTTGCCTGTCTGGTCAAAATTGCCTTCTTGAGTGATGTTGCCTATCAGTTCATAGTTGCCTGTCTGCTTACGATCTCCATCATGCTCATAATTGCCCTGCTGGTATGTGTCACCTATCATTGTGATAACATCGGGTATAGTGATAGCCCCCGCCATATTATTAACACCAACAAGAGCGAAACCGTCTGAATAATCATGCATACGGTATTCCAGCGGTGGTTGAAAATCCTGCCCGTTATACCAAGCGTCAAAACAACGCTCAGTAATCAGCAACAGGCAATAATCACCTTGCGCTATTGGCATATGGATAAAACTTGCCCCGCCCTGTTGCGTAATCAACGGCACCTCAATAAACTCAGGGAGAGGTATAGACTCGCCATTAACCAGACGAGTAATTACAGGGACACATGATATTGTTTTTTCCTGCACAGCCGTTACCTGCGCTATCGTGATGGTATGCATGTTAGACAGTGCGGTACTGATGTACTCCGATATAAGCTCTCTTAGGAATACTCTGCTCATAACACGTTTGCCCTCGATATTAATATACAGTCGCACGACTGATACCAGTCGCTACCTTCCCAATCGCCCTTATATGTGATGGTCTCGACCTTATATATCCCGGTGAGATGCGGTGCTGTCTCGGATTGCAAATCAACCCTGCAACCTATTTTTACGGCAGGATTAAGTAACGTGTCAAATGTGACTATCTGATTAGCTCTCTGTGGCTGATTAAGTAGTCCTGTTTTGGCATTAACCACTGGGATAAATGATTCTACAACATCATCAGCTTTGATAATATATGCTTTCTCGCCATCGATAAAAAATGACTCACCTTCGTTCAAGCTCTCCTGTATCAAAGTTATAGTGTTGCCTATCATCACCTTCGGTCTGATAAGTTGGTTCTGCTCGGTTATTTTACCCTTCGTTACACGGGTAAAATCACCTATAAGCTCGTCCACTGCGGTTGTTTTACCTTTGACGACCTTAGATGTGAAAGAATTTACCATGTCGTAACCGCCATCAATACTTTCAAGGGTAGTGATAAAGTCAGAGCCTTTACGCTCCGAGTAAGCTTTAAACACTGTGCCCTTGAAGATATTTTCAACCTTGCCGTCATATCCGACATCAAGACTGAACGGTACTTGCTTGTCTTCCTCGGGGTCCTTAACGAGGAATCGCCTGTTTGCCTCTGTGAGGTTATATATTTGTAGTTTAATTTTGTTAAGCTGTCCGTTTATAGACTTCTGGCACTCAAAAGCTATGCGTACGGGTGGCACGTATTCAGCAACCTTCGAGCCAAATTGTACCTTGAGTATATAGTCTCTATTGAATCTCAACTGCATACCCCCTGCGCTCTTCCATATCTTCTGGCTCTAAGATGTACAGCCTTATTCTGCCAGTAGTGAAATCATCCCGCTTAAATGCGTCTATACCACTGTCTGACGTGTCCAGACACACGAAATCGAAAGGGAAATTATTACTGCGTAGATGCAGAGTGCCGAGCGAAAGTTTGACCCCATACACATTTTTACCCGCATACGATATATCAAATGTCCATATCTCAGTAACATTGTGATATCGCAGGGTAAGGATGATGTCCGAGTCGTAAAAAAGTATAGTATGTATCTGATCTATTTCGTCAGTGATATTAGTTATCTCTAGTGCCATCAAAACACCCCTAATATTTTAGACAGTGCCGATTCCTTGACGCTAGACCCTGCCTGTAATCCCTTTTCCACCTGAGCTTGTGCCTGCCCATTAATCGCACTGCTAGGATTGCTAGCTAATGAATCAACGGGGCTATATATGGTCTCTGCAAATCTGATTTCCTTAAACCGTATAGAGTAGTCAAACCCTTTTGATCTTGCGTGCTCTTGCGTAATCATGACATCTTCAACAGCCATATTCTCAAAAACGCCATATGTTGTCTCAACACGTATCAATTGCTTAGTATTGCGCACCTGCAGTATTGCATCAAAAAACTGCTGATACAGAGGTTTAGACTCGCTGGGCTTAAATAGCTGGAATATCTCCATGCCGTCTTTAATCATCTGATCGGCTTTGAGGTATATGTCACGAGCAGACAAGGCTAGACTGTTAACTTTGCTCACCTGAGCCTGTGTACGCTCTGGCAGGTATTTAGTTATCACCCCCGCTTTTTGATTCCCTCGGATGAAAAAATCTATTGCTGGGCTTGGCTTAAGGTCAATATCTCCTAACAACCCTGTTACAGTGATGTCTACAGGGTTATTAATGATGTGATCTTGCACAATGGATCCGTCCTCAAGTGTTGCCTCTGGGATGGATGAGCCAAAATGTATATTATCCCTTATACGCACGCCAGCCACAAACCCGCCAATAGATATTTCTCCCGGCTTGAGCTTGTCGTATAACTTGCGTGCTTTATCAGATAAAAAATCCTGAACTGACATTATCTGCCCCCATGATTTGTTTGTTGCATCGCAGTAGTCATCTCATCATTCAATACACGCTTAACCGTGTCAGCTATCTGTGCCGGGTTGTCGCCTGTCACGTTGATATTGATATCCTGTTGTACACTCGTGCTGTTGCTTGTCATGGCAGAGGTATTGTTACTGACTGCAGGCTGTGTTATGTATTGCGGTATGGTTTGGTTGATAACCTCTGCCTGTTCGCCTGCATCCGGATATATTACCGTAGCGTCTTGGTCTGTAGGCTGCATACCCTGCAAGATAGTGTTTTGCTCTACTACACTTTCGCTATCGTCTCCTTCGCCTCCGAAGCCTAAAAACCCCTTAAACTTGCCAAATGCACCAGTGATTTTATCTGTCAGTTTGTTTAACGGCTCAACGAGAAATCCAAAAACGTTGCTGAAAAAGTCAAGTATAGCGTTGCCCATTGTCATATATGCCTGCTTAATTAGCTCGATTGCCCCGAGCCAATCGCCCGAAAATGCCGCAACCACCGCACCGCCTATATTAGACATAAATTCGACAAACCCAGTCAGCAGATCTTTGATAGCCCCCACAGCTAGGTTGAATCCCTCAACTATGCCTTGTAACACGGGTTGTATGTCCCAGCCGAAAAACTCCATAAAAAAATCAGCTATAACAGACTTCCCGCCATGGAACGCAACTATAAGATCATCAATGATTGCTATGGTCGCAACTATCCCAGCGATTATTAACGTCATAGGGCTTAATGATGCTGACAACACCAATCCTAACCCTATTAATGCAATCTTCCAACCCACAGTGGCATCAATAATATCATCAATTAACTTGATAAAGTTGAATACAGCAGAAAACATCGCCCCCACCACTGTTATCACTTTTGAGAATCCTTCGTTAATCAGGGATTTATTATCAATCAGCAAATCCACAAACCCATCAGCAAGATTTTTAATCTCAGGCGCAAGAGCAATAGCAAACTGTTTTTGCAGTGCCGACGCACCAAATTTAAGCGTTGTGAGTGAGTCGTTAAAATCAACTACAGCGTTCGCCTCCTCCTCGGACACAACACCTAGGGCACGAGCTTTAGAGCGCAGAGAATCTATCTCAGCACCCGATTTTTGAAGTAGCTGTATGAGGCTTGCATCTATGCCGAGCTTTTGGGCAAAAGATCTTTGTTCCTGTAATGATAGATTGAGAGCTTGCGAACGTTGCCTAAACTCCTCAAGCACTTGCGTAGCGTCTTTCACGTTGCCGAATGAGTCACGCACGGATATCCCGAGCCGTGAAAAGTCCTCAGAACCTCTGGTCGCCGCTTCACCTATTTTTTCCGACAAACTAGATATAGTGGATGTCACAGCCTCAACAGAGGATCCGTTAACTGATGCAGCATACCCTAATTCTTGCATAGCCTCGACAGATACGCCCGTTTCCCTTGACAGTTGCGTCATGGCGTCAACACCTTCTAATGCATTAACCGCAAATGCTGTTATTGCAGTGCCCGCCGCAACAGTAGCCACGGCAAAGCCCGCCAGAGCTTTACCCGATAAGCTTATTCCTTTCTGAAATTTCTCCAGCGGTGCGATGCTCCCAATATAGTCAAATTTTGTAACCAGCTCTGTAACTACTGCCATTATTCACGCCTCGCCTTATCTATTTCGTATCTCTCTATATCCTGCCTGATGTGCTCGTACTCGACCAAATCAAGGAAATCAGGGGTATCAAGAGCTTCAATTTCCCTTATCGTGCCGTACCCCTTATTTACGAGATACAGCACAGTCATTTTATAGTCTGATAGGTTCGTGTACTTTATGTAATCCTCATTCCTTGCAGGTCTGAGGTATATGTTTAGTTGGTAAGGCTCCCTTTCAAAAAAGGGTAGCATACCGCCTGCATAGCATAATTCATAAATGTTAAGTAGTCTTCGCCATACTTGTCCCAGTGATCGGTAAGTTTATCA